GCGCAGATCGGGCCGCGGCCGAAACAGGGTCGTGTCGACTGCGTGCGGCACGTACAGAGGGTCGAGCCCGGCGTCCCGCATCTGGGCGACACCGAACCTGCTCATCGCGACCGGCGTGACCTGCTCATGGGCGAGCACCTTGACGGCCGCCGGCGGCGCCGGCAGATGGTCGACGGGCGCCCACACCGCCACCTCGAGCTCGTCGGGCCACAGGTCGGGCTTCAGCACCCACGCGTCGCAGAGCGCGAGGATGAGGTCGGCCTGGTGCGCTTCGGCGAACGTCGCCAGGTTGTTGTTGCCCCAGTTCGAGTCGCAGGGGTAGCAGGTGATGCCTTCCCAGCCGGTCGCGTGGCCGTGCTGACCCCAGTTGCACACCAGCGCGAGGTCGTGGCCGAGCGCTTGTAGCCGCGGCAACGCCAGCGCGGCCTGCTGGCCGTAGCCGGACGGCAGCCACGGCGGATTGCCGAGCCAGAGAATCCTCATTGGATCGTCCTTAGCCGCCATTCGCAGCCGAGGTAGTCGCCCGGGTACGGCTGGAAGCCGGACCGCTCGTCGACGGCCGAGCCGCCGACGACACCCCCGAACGACGGATCGATCCTCAGCATCGTGATCACCGATGCGGGCCCGTCGACGTCCATCAGCCCGAGCAGCACCTCCTGCGCCCCGACATCGTCAGGGCTCGCCACGCGGGCGCGGACGGTGAACGTTTCTTCCCAGCCGGCCTGCGAGACGGGCAGCCCCGACGGGCCGCCCGGATACACGTCAATCGAGGGTGGTGTCGGGCCGCCGTTCCAGAACGCGGTCACCTGCAAACCGGGCACCTCGGTGGTGAGTGGGTCGAGGCTGGCCGCTATCGCTTCCATGATCTCGGCCAGCCCCGCCACCTAGGCGATTCCTTCGTGGAGCCGCAACTTGTCGAGCATGCGGTGCCAGCGGGCCCACGAGTCGTTGCCGGCGTACGCCAACAGATCGGACGCCAACAGGGCGGCCCCGAACGTCGCGTAGCCGAGGTTCCACAACTCGCGGGCCCGGCCGTAACAGACGAGCACCGTCAGCGGTGACGGCGTGTCGGTGTCGTAGTCGAGGTCCCAGTTGATCTCGGTCGACGCGCCGTCCAGGCACAGCTGCGCCTGCTCGATCTGCACCGCTGTCGGGCTGCGGATGTTCAGGCGGCGCAGCAGCTCGTCGGTCGTCCCGTACGCCACCTACTTCGCCTCTTTCTCCCTGGCAGGCCCCTCCTTCGCCTTCGCCTTTTTCGGTGCCGGCTCCTCCTCTTCGATCGTGCCGGCGGCTTTCTCGAGCCCGGCGTCGGTGCCGCCCGTCCCCTCTTCGGATGGGTGCGGCTGCCCGACCACCTGCTGGTTCGGGGCGTCCCAGATGGTTCCGCCCGACTGCTCGGGGTTCGGCTCCGACGGTGTCACCTCGGTTTCGTAGTGGTCGTCGACCGGATCGCCGGTCGGCGAGTCCTGCTCAACCACCTCGGTCGTCTGATGCTCGTCGAGCGGCTTCTCGTCGGCCATCTCTACGTGACCGTCACTTTCACGATCCCCGTCGACTCGACGATCAGCGACGCGAAGTAGCCGGCGTAGGCGATCTGGACGCCGAGCACGGACGGCTCGACGACCTGCAGCGACCCGATCCGGTCTTCGTACACCTCGGCGGCGGCGGTCGACATCACCACCAGCCTCTTCGTGGCGCCGAACCCGGACGTGATGTAGATCGGGATGCCGGAGATCGAGCCGGCGGCGCCGAGCCCGAACGCGGCGGCCGAGAACCCCTGGCCCTGCTGGTTCATCGGGTTGACCGGCTGGAACAGCGGCCCCAGGATCCCGAGCACGTCCGGCGAGGCGACCGCCAGCACGCGGCCCTGCCCCTTCGTGGCCGTGTACACCGATGCGGCGGCCGTCCAGAACTGGGCTGCCACGACGTCGCCGGTCGGTGATGCCGGGATCGTCGGCCCGGCGGTTCCGCCCGTGTAGAACGCCTGCACGGCGGTCGCCTCGGTCGTGATCGCGTACTGCGCCGCGAGGTCCTGGATGACGATGTCCATGATCGCCGGCTGCGACCAGTCCAAATCCTGGCGGCTGACGTTGACGTACCCGCCGATCGTCGCTGGCGTGACTGTCAACTTGCCGATCGTCATCTTCTGGCTGACGAGCTCCGCCTTCTCAGACGCTTGTGCGCCGACAGCGGTGTGCTGCGTCACCTTCGGCCGGCTGAAGCCGGTGCCGGGCAGCTGGCGCGGCCCGAGCGCGTTCACCAGCGGCCGGGCGGCGTCGATGAAGTTGACGACCGGCCCCAGGATCGGCGTCGGCAGCAGGCCGGGGTTGTCGGACGTCGTCTGGTGGGATGCGGCCCGGTTGTAGGTGTCGAGCCTGCGGACTGCCTCCTCGGCGCCGAGCCCGGCCTTCCACATGTCGAGCACGTACTCGCCGGCCGACCGGTACTCCACATCCTTGGGGCGGCCCGGCTCGGTCATGAACTTCGCGACCGCCGCGATCCGGTTGCTGGAGTCGATCGAGATCTTCCGTGCTTCCTCGAGCGGCTGCATCAGCGTGTTGCATTTCGCGATCCGGTCGCGGGCGTGGGTTACGAGCTCGAGCTGGTCTTCGCTGAGGTCGTCGCCCTTCTCTTCGGCGGCGCTGACGACGCCGTCGATGAATTGCTGTCTTTCCTCGATCTCGCTGACGTAGCGAGCGAGCATCGTGTCGGTCGAACGGACAGACATCGTGGGGGTGCTCCTTCCAACGCGAAAGCGAACAAAGGCACAAGCTGATCGCGATCTCGCGCTTCCCCCACTGGCCGACCGGACGCCCGTCTGGGCTGACTACACGGTGGAAAGTTCGGCGCTACCGGTGACTATAACGCGCGTCGATGTCGGCAAGCTGCCGGCGCCACTGCTCGACCTGCCAGCGGTCGCGGTTCGGCGTCACCGTCGCCGCCTCGCTGGCCTTCCTGACCGCCAACACGCCGGCTTCCTCGTAGGCGGGGTCGGGTGTCAACGCGATATGCGCCAGGTACAGCCGGTTCAGCCTGCGCCGCGACCGTGTCTCCCACGTCTCGGCGCCCGCCACGACCGGCCCGTAGCGGCCGTGTTTGCGGAGCAGCGTGAATCCCGCCGACGCGCCCAGCACCCCGTCGTCTGCCAGCACCAGTGTCTCCTCGCCCAGCGCGGTCGCGGAGATCCGCAGCTCGGCGACGAGACCGTCGGGGCGTGCCGGGTGGAACGCCATCGCGCGGCCGACCGTCCGTTGGATCTCGTGGTCGCGGTTGACGCCGACCCGCATCTGGCCGCCGTTTTTCGCCTCGAGCCCCCCGAACGCGCCCCGGGTCACGATCTCGGTGAACTCGCGGCCCTGTTCGCGGATCGTCGTCTCGGTCTCGTAGGGCATCACGATCAGCTCGATCGTGCGGTTCGGGAACGACACGTCGGCGACCTCCGCCGTCCTGATTTCAACCTCTCCGTTCATCTGAGCACCCCGCTGGAAACGTCGGATGGTGTGCTGTTGTCGAGCCGTTCGGCGTCGCGAATCTCCTGCACGCTCAGGGCCGGCTGCCCGGTGACCGGATCCACGATGGCGTTCAGGATCTGGGCGGTCTGGGCCCGCTCGAGTGGTTCGGCGGCGACGTACTCGTCGCGGTTCAGCTCGACCTGCGTGCCGCGGGGCAGCGCCCACCCCGACAGGGCCGCCATCACCTTCTGCGCCTTCGGCCGCAACCCGGTCCGCCAGTGCATGTCGAACCACATCGTGACGTTCTTGTAAGTCATCGCGTCGGTCGAGGTGGGGATCCCGACGAGCTCCGACGGGACACCCAGCAGATGCGCGATCCGGCCCTCCTGCTTGTCGAGGAGGTCGGTCAGCGCCATGTCGTGCGGGTTGATCTGCGTCGGTTTCCACTCGATCCCGCCCGACAGCACCGCCGGCTCGCCGATCGACGACGCCCGCGCCGCCACCCAGTCGGCCTTCAGCTGCATCGCCTGCGCCGGCGTCTGCTCGGCCGGATGCTGCAAAACGCCGGACGGGATGCCGCCGCCAGCCGCCAGCTGCGACGCGTACTGGATCAGCATCTGGGCGGCGACCATCCGGTAGTGGCCCGCCTCCAACGGCCCCTGCCCGTGCGCGTACCCGACCTGCGACTGGTAGCGGACGTGCAGCATGTCGTCGGTCACGTCCTCGCCGCCGATCGAGTAGACCCGCAACCCGTACTCCATGTCGATCGACACCATCCACGGCGGCACCACATGGAACCGCGCCGGCCAGCCGGTCGAGTAACGGGCCGTGCAAAGCACGAACGCCTCCCCGAGCTGGTAATCCCAAAAGAGCTGGTGGGCGAACTCCTCCCACGACGTGTAGACGTCGGGGTCGGGGTTGTTCAGCCAGTCGGCCTGCAACGACTGGGCGCCGTCCTTCAGATAGGGCGGCATCGTCGCCAGCGCCTGGGCGTTGAAGTCGACGCACATCCAGGCGGTGTCGGTCAGCGTGCTCGGCATCGCCCCCGACGCCCAGTACGGCGTGAACCAGTCGGACGGCCACCCCGACCACGCCGACGGGACGATCGTCGGCGGCCGCCAGTCGGGCGGGTCGGCCCCCGTCAGCACCACACCGTGCGGGTCCCCCGGCGTCGCGGCCGGCGGCCCGACCGTCGCCGGTGGCACGCTCGCCGGGTCGTTCTCGTTCGGGATCATGTCCGGCGGACGGATCGAACGACGGGAGAGCCAACCCACTATCCCGATAGGTTAGGTGGAGAAGCGGCGGTTAGCCAAATCGGGGGATTGCGCCCGCGAGCGCGGAGGCCCGATGATCAGACCGTGGTGCTTCTGATCCTGATCGGCGTCTGCGTCGTTGCCCTCTCACTCATGGCCTGGGGGATCTCGACATTCGACGAGGCGGTTGCGCGCGGCAAAGAGCGACAGAGGGCACGACGCCGCGAGATCCGTAAGTCCATGCGCCCGCCTCAGTAGACCGCGACCGCCGGCGCCGGCCGGTGCGCCATCGTCACCGCCCACACCAACGCCTTCACCAGATGCGTCGGCCCCCGCGACGCCAACTGCAACCCCGTAGTCGTCTCGCGCACCTGGGCCGCCGCGACCGCCTGGTCGAGATCGACCGACAGGTCGCCGTGCGCCAACATCCGGCCCGCCGCCAAATCACGGAACAGCGGCAGCCCCACCCGTGTCTCGACCTGCCCGGCCGGCTGCGCCGCCGGCACCATCCCGGGCGGCACCCGGTCCAACATCGACGCGCCCACCTGCAACTGGCGGATCTGGCGGTGCAGCCCCAACATCTCGACGTCGCGGATCGCGGTGTCCCAGTCGGCGCACAACCAGCCGTCCACCTCGATCCGCCCGTCCTCCAACAGACCCGCCGCCGCGACCGCCGCCCCCAAACCGAAGAAGTCCTCGACCGCCACGAAGACCGGGCCGGCCACCTCCGTGTCGCTGTCGGCGAGCTCGGCCCACAACCCGGCCGGCAACAGATCCTCGGTCACCGTCGGCGGCGCCGACCTCGCCGGCCACTGATTCAGCCACTGCGCCCGGAACGCCTCGATCGGGTCGGCCTCCTCCGGGTCCGCCTCGAGCTCGCCCCGCTGCGCCGCCTGGAGTTGCTCGCCGATCAGCTTCTCCCGCTGCGGCGTCCAATGCGGACTAGCCAGCCGCCACACCAACACGTCGTCGATCCGCCCCTCTCTCGGCGCCGACCACTCGATCAGCAGACCCGACTCCCCGGTCTCGAGCGCCGCCAGCCCAAGTTGGCGGCGGACGAGCATCAGCGACGTCGCCGCCCGGTGCGCCGTCGAGATCAACCACAGCTGCGGCTGCTCACGCTCGACCATCGTCGGGGTGACGCCCTCGTCGACGATGTCGGCCTTCACCTTCCACGCCTCGTCGACCGCCCCCACGCTCACCGAATACCCGTACACCCCAGACCGCGAGCGGAGCATCCACCGCGACCGGTCGGCCTTCCGCTCGATGAACTGGTCGCCCATCGCCCGGCCCACCTTGAACCGGTCGGGATGCTCGTCGGCCCAGTACATCGCCGGCCGCAACACCTCTTTGCAAACCTGCAGATCCTTCCCCGTGTGGAGAACGTCCTGCGGCTCGCCGAACCGGTCGCCCTGGTGCATCCGCCACAACAACAGCTCGCGGAGCAGCCACGACTTGCCGAGCTGGCGGGCCATCGACAGCACCAGCGTGTCCCACACCAGCCGGCCGTCGGCGTCGACCTCGAGCAGCCTGGTCGCGACGAGTTTCTGCCACCACCGCAGCGGCCTCCCCGACCGCTGCTGGGCGAACCTGACGAACGACGAGCCCAACGATCCGACCGCCTGCGGGTGCGGCACCGTCATCAGCCGCGGCCACGTCGCGTCCGCAGGCACCCTCCGCAACCCCTTGAGCCACGGCACCCGCCACACCGCGTCCGAAGCGTCCAAACCCTCCCGCTCGGGTGCGAACTCGGCCTGCGCCGGCGCCTGCCACGGCTGCCGAACCGCCCGTCGGCCCGCCGACGACCGATTGCACGACGCATGCTCCGGCCCCGACCA